CCTTCGATGCATTGGAAGAGGTACCTGCGTTACACCGATTTCTACCAGTGGGACAACAACGCAGAGTCAGGCATCAGTGGTTTCTACCTGTGGCCCCCGGGCTACCAATGGAGGATTTAATGGCAGAAAAGAAAGCGAAGCTCCCTCGGTTCACAACCCCGAAGGGCATCGCCAAGTACCCGTGGTTGTCCCGACCGGACACCCAGTTCAACGCCGATGGAGTCTACAAGGTTAACCTGTTGATCCCAGCGGACGAAGCAAGAGAGCTCTGTGCTGCACTCGACAGTGCTGCTGACGAGGCGGTCGTGCTTGCACGCGCCGCTGCAAAGTCACCCGCAATCGCCAAGACGATCAAGCGTGCGGAACCCTATGGCCCTGCTCTGGACGATCAGGGGGAGGACACGGGGAACATCGAGTTCAAGTTCAAGATGAACGCGAAGGTCACGTTCAAGGACGGCACCATCAAGCCGATGAAGCCGTTCATCTATGACGCGAAGCAGAAGCAACTTCTGGTCTGCCCCAACGTCTACGGCGGGTCAGTGCTGAAGGTCAACTTCTCACCGGCTCCATACTACGCAGCCGTCAGCAAGACCGCTGGCGTGTCGCTGCGCATCAACGCAGTCCAGATCGTTGAGCTCGTCACGGGCGGCGGTGGGAGTGCAAGTGGGTTCGGGTTCGCTGAAGAGGCTGATGGGTTCGATGGCGCGACCATCGAGACACCGGCTGGAGCAGCGGGCGCGGAAGGATCGACTGATTTCTAAGGATCGCGGTCTCCAATACGGATACCGCAGCGGGTTGGAGGAGAGGGTAGCTCAGCAGCTCACATCGCTGGGCATACCCGTTCTCTTCGAATCCGAGATCATTCAGTTCGTGCAACCAGAGAAGGGTCGGCGGTACCACCCCGACTTCCTTCTACCCAACGGTATCTATATTGAAACCAAAGGCCGACTGACCACAGAGGATCGTCAGAAGCACCTGTGGATCAAGACACAACACCCAGAGATCGACCTTCGGTTCGTGTTCTCCAACCCCCAGTCCCGCATAAGCAAAGGCAGCAAGACAACCTACGCCATGTGGTGCGAAAAGAACGGCTTCCTCTTCAGCCGCGGTTCCATTCCACACGAATGGTTCAAGTAGTGTCTCTGAATAAATGGAAGTACGTTCAGGAACGCGGTGGGAAGTGCAAGTGTGGTGAAACCCGTTACTATGTGATGGAGTTTGACCACGACCCTCCGCGCCCCGGCGCAGCCTATGCCGCTCGTCCATCACCACACAGTTCTTTAGCGGTGTTGCGCAAAACCCATGACGAACAAGTCATGCTCTGCGCAAATTGTCACACAGAAAAACACTACCTAACCTCCAAACAGTTTGACCAATACGAAAGGGCCATACATGCAGAACAAAAAAAGTCTCTCACCCCAGAACCAAATCGTGCTCAAGCACCTTCGCGAGATCGGGCCTCTCACCCCGATGTCCGCGCTGGTCAACTACCGAATCAACAGGCTTGCAGCCCGTATTGATGAGCTGAGGTGGTACTACAACATCGAAACCGAAATGCACACCATCAACAAACGGCGCTATGCCAGCTACTCCCTCGGAGTCTGAGCTCGTATCTCAGGGACCGTGTGACGGCTGCGGCAGTAGTGATGCCAATAGTCTCTATGACGACGGGCATTGCTACTGCTTCAGCTGTCGAAGATACACACCCGCAACAGGGGATGCTCCTCAGAAACGAGAGGTCAGAGTGTCAGGGCTCATAGACGGTGGGGAGTACGGCCCTCTCCCCAAGAGAGGAATCAAGGAAGAGACCTGCAGAAAGTTCGGTTATCAAATAGGAACCTACGCAGGGAAGGCAGTTCACATTGCCCCGTACTACTGCGATGGGGAACTCGTCGCCCAGAAACTTCGGTTCGCGGGTAAAGAGTTTCGCTTCGTGGGTGAGCCCTCCAGTGCTGAGCTGTTCGGGCAGAACCTTTGGCGCAACAAAGGCAAACGCGTGGTTGTAACCGAGGGAGAGATTGACGCGATGAGCATTGCTCAAGCGTTCAACCTCAAGTGGCAAGTTGTCTCCGTTCCTAACGGGGCAGCAGGAGCCAAGAAATCCATTGCAAAAAATCTAGAGTGGTTAGAGGGGTTCGATGAAGTTGTATTGGCCTTCGACAATGATGAACCCGGTAGAGCAGCTGCGAAAGAATGTGCAGTCCTCTTTACTCCGGGCCGAGCTAAGATCCTCAGCTTTCCCAACGGGATCAAAGACGCCAACGACATGGTGCAAGCGGGGAGAGAAGGAGACATCCCCGTGCTCGTTTTCGAAGCCAAGTCCTACAGACCTGACGGCATTCTTGCTGGGACAGAGCTGAAGCAGAAGATAGATGAGTTCAGGATGGGAGGCGGTACCTACTTCAGCTACGACACCCTCCGTCCGAAGCTCGACCTGATGACTCGCGGTCTCCGCAAGGGTGAGCTGGTAATGCTTACGGCAGGGACAGGCATCGGCAAGAGCACCGAAATAGCAGAGCTGGCCTTCGATCTACTGACCAGACACCAACTCACCATCGGGTACGTTGCGTTGGAGGAGAACCCTCTCCGCACCTCACTCAGGATGATGAGCATTTCGTTGGGGCGTCCACTCCACCTTGGATTGGGAGCCGTCACAGAAGAGGAGTACGAAGAAGCCTATGCTGAAACTGTCGGCTCGGGTCGCTTTTATCTCTACGACCACTTTGGTTCTCTCGAATCTGACAACCTCTTATCCAAGCTTAAATTCTTGGCTAACGGCTGTGGCTGTGACTTCATCATGCTCGACCATATTTCTATTGCTGTTAGCGGTCGTGAGGATGGAGATGAACGGAGGATCATAGACAACCTCATGACCCACCTCCGGTCTCTCGTGGAGCAGACCGGTGTTGGTGTGCTCGCCATCTGTCACCTCAAGAAACCACAGGGCAACGCGGTCTCTCACGAGGAGGGCGGGAGAGTCACGCTCGATGACCTCCGCGGCTCAGGTTCCATCAAGCAGCTCAGCGACACCGTGGTAGGGATCGAGCGCAACCAGCAAGACAAGGATGAGTCCGACTACTGCCAGCTCAGGGTGCTCAAGTGCCGCTTCACTGGTGAGACGGGCCTTGCCGACACGCTCCACTACAACCGGAAGACCGGACGGCTGATCGCCTGTGAGCGAGAGGCTGTTGTTGAGTTCGAAAACGAAACCGAAGGTAAACCAGCCTTCTAAGGAGAACAACTTGACATTCTTTGAAACATATATCCTGCAGAACAAGAAGTGCCATCTGCAGTGTCAGACAGATATGGACCATCATGTGCTGGCTTCCTATGCTGTGGATTGCGACTTCCACGCCCACATCAAGCGAGACATGGTGCACAACATGGCAAACTTCATCACCGAGAAGGTGGAGTTCCGTAGTGAAGAGAACTTCTACAAGAACTGCATATCCATCTACAGCGAAGTGTACGTGTTTTCTCCCGCCGACATGTGTGCTCTTGGTGCGGCAATCGAAGCAGAACTTCAGACAACCAAACTCCAAACGACTAAGATTTTGTGTTTGGAAGCCGAAGTGAAACGTCTTCGGGAGGAAATAAAATCACACTATGCACAAGAAAAGTTTCTTGGTGTCACGATCAGTCAGCAAGCCAAACGTATTGCAGAGTTGGCTGACGATAAGAACACACTGCTTTCCACCATCAGCATGAAACAGGAAAAGAGAACGATCTTTGAGAAATATATCCTGCAGGAGAAGAAATGATCCTCACACTCACCGTGGAGATAGACGAAGAAGGACGCACCATCACTGTACGCCACGGGGGGCAAGAGTATCTTCTCCAGTCCCTCGCGCTCTTCGGCGGTGATGCAAAGTCACAGGAAATCTTCATCAAGATGTTCGGGGCGTCTGCTGATGCTGCATGGGCATACGCTCAGGGATACCGCATCGCTCATTCAGAGGAAGGTGGGCCAGCCCTGAAGAGTTTCTACAAGCAATGCGCGGCTCACGTCTGCAAGATCATCGACCCCAACGCTTTCAAGAATGAGATCGAAGCAGAGGAGTTGCTGAACAAGTGGGAGTGCGCTGACCAGACCAAGTGGGCTGGGTGGGACACCGAAGACGTACTGGCTGACAAGCAGCTGAACGAGGACAAGAAGAAATGGAACTAATCTTAATCGAGATGATGGCATACCGTGTGGCTCACGCTGAGACTGAGGAAGAGTGGCGATGCGTGGTGTGCGAGAAACTGACCAGACACAAAGAAGATGAGATAGTTCCTCATCTGGTGTGGGCGCACAACATGCCCAACGATCAGCTGGTCCAAGACAGGGATGGTATCTTCCTCCACCCCAATTCCAACAAAGGAGAACTGGATGGGCAGCTTCACCAAGAACTTCCGCAAGCGAGTTGTTAAGACTCAGCTGAAGACCAGCAAACAAATCAACCTTTATCTGATGCAGCGTGTGTCCAATCTGATGGACGAGGTTGCAGCAGCGAAAGCCAAGTCACCGGCTGCGGACATGCTCCGCAGAATGCAGCTGATGCCGGGGATCACTTCATGTGCTCCGGTAAGCCGAGAGGAGTCGCTGGAGTTGTACAAGGATGGCGGGGTGTCATGACAAAAGAAGAGATGGCACTGAAGATCCACGCATTTACCTCTCGCTTTGTCCCGATCAACATCGTGATGAACGTGATAGACGCAATCTATGATTCAGGGATGTATGTTGTCAGCCCGAAACCAGAGAATGCTCCACCTTTACCCAATATCCCACCGGACTGCACCGACAAGGAGTGTCAAGCGTTGTCTCACTTGCTCCCCGGTGACTGTGCCCGCTGCGTTAGCCGCGGACCGAAGGAGACCACATGAGAAGCATCACCCTCAAAAACGACGGAGTAGAGTGTACCGTTTCAGATGACGGAGGCGACTGTACCATCTATACCTACGTAGATCTCATCAAGCAGTGCTTGGTGGGCGTCGGTTTCCACCCCGACAACGTGGATGATGTATTCCACGACGAGGCGCGGTGGTCATTACCGGAGAAGACCGAATGATTATATTCGACCTTGAAACGGACGGGCTTCTGCCTGAGGTCAGCAAAGTCCACACGCTGACAACGTACTCCACGATACTCAACGAGTTCAACACCTTCGATAAAGAGTTCGTGCGGGCTGGTCTCCAGTTTGTCATGGATGCTGATGAGATCTGTGGTCACAACATCATCGCCTACGATCTTCCCGTCATCAAGAAGTTGTATGGCTGGGAGCCGAAGGGAAAGATCCGCGACACCATCATCCTAGCTCGGCTGGCTTACCCGGAAATAAAAGAAGTCGATTATGGTCTCAACCGGGAAGGAAAATTACCGGGCAATCTGATCGGCCGTCACTCGCTGGAAGCGTGGGGCTACCGTCTGGATGAGGCCAAGGGTGTGAAGATGACGGACTGGAGCGAGTGGTCGCAGGAGATGAGCGACTACTGCAAGCAGGACGTTAAGGTAACGGCCACCCTCTTCAACCGCTGCATGGGTAAGGGGCTGCCTGAAGAATCCATCGAACTGGAGCATCAGGTACAGACGATCATCTACCGTCAGCATGTATACGGATTCCTGTTCAACAAGGAAAAGGCTGAGAAGCTGTACTCATCTCTGCTCAAGCGACAGAAGGAGCTCGGTCTCAAGTTGGCTGAGTTCTTTCCACCGTGGACAACGGAGGAGATCTTCATCCCCAAACGGGACAACAAGACCCGCGGCTACAAGGCCAACGTCCCGTTCACCAAGGTGAAGGTCATCGAGTTCAACCCAGCATCCCGAGCGCACATCCACAACAGGCTGAGCACGCTGTATGGCTGGAAGCCAACGGAGTTCACGGAAGAAGGCACACCGTGTCTGGACGAAGAGAATCTCAAGGCTCTCCCCTATCCAGAAGCACCATACCTTGCTGAATACTTTCTACTTCTGAAACGTATCGGGCAACTCGCAGAGGGCAAGGAGTCGTGGCTCAAAGCCGTCGAGAAGGACGGACGAATACACGGATCGGTGAACACCATCGGGGCCGTGACAAGGAGGATGACACATGCCCACCCCAACATGGCACAA